AAGAGGGCCGACGGGTCTTCCTTCCCTCCCTCCCTCCTTTTTTTTTTTTTAAAAATGTGAAATGTACGAAACAAATAAAACATTTGCCATAACATTTGCGAGGTTCGAAATCACGTCGAGAACATTACAATTATATCGCTACTAGAATCTGTGCCTAATTAACGTACCCATTACAGGCAAACGGTTCCCACCGTTACATAACAGAAGGTGCTCTCTTCGGGCCCTCAAACAAATCGTGGACTTAAACATACAAAATAGTGAAACATAAACACTAACAAAATGTATAATAAACTCAATAGAAAGAAAAACCATCAGCAAAAACAACTAATGGTTAAAACATTCTATACCGCGATGGAGTTGCAACACTAGGTGCAGTACCATTGGTAATCCCAGTTGGTTGCTCCTTATGTTCCTCCACTATCACGGGTGAGTCTAAAAGTAAATTATCTTTAGGGTAATAATTAGACCCTCTCATACGCAGAAAAGCATCCAGCATTTTATGCATGTTATCTTGCGGTTTCTCGCGAAGCATGAGATCAGGCGAGATCCTCGTTATAAACACATCAGCCGTCCCTGCAGTGAGACCTGCCAAACCACTAGTGACAATAACAAAATTAGCACCAGTTGTGCCACCCATAGACACCTTCAGAATTTGGACAGTTATACACGTACCACCTGCAACAACGTTCATTAGTCCCACTGTATCATTAACTAATAAATTCACTCTAGTAATATTCGCACCAAGACTATAAGTTGGATTGCTAGTGACACTGCCATTCCAAACATTAACTACTAGGAAGGTACCTACTATTGGAATGGTGAAACCACTAGTGCTGATTGCTGGATAAATGGTAGAGCCTGAATTTATAAATCCACCAGCTGTACCATATGGAACGGCAGTGGTTGCACCAAGGGCAGGATTCTCAGTAATATGGGCGGCGAGGTACTCCTGTCCTATAGACGCTTTTGGTCGTATCATTGTAAAAGAATAAGTGACATACAACTCACCTATTTCTGAGCTGACAGCATTGCCTTGCGTGGCAATTTGAAATTTACCTAAATTGTAAAATTTTCCATTACTAGAATCTGGCGCATTTCCATTGCCAGAAGAGTAAACAAAGTAATTATTCAAAGCAAAATCACCTCTACGACCACGCAGTTTACCACCTTGAACAACATCATGCATAATTATAGGAGCATATGGGGGGCCCTTAACAGAGCCAACATAATTCTCCATTTGTCCGTCATTAGTGAACTCAGCGTCATCGGGGTCAAAGTTAGTTGCTAGTATAACTTTACCAGCACTCGCAGTACCGTTAGTGGCAGTATAAGCGTCTGTTTCAAATGTGAAAACGCATTTATTAACACGATACTCCTCATAATTAGCTGCTATTCTAGAGAAGATTGGAAATAAGATAGTATTACCTGGGTTAATCCAAAGCGACTGTGCCAACACAAAAGCGTTAGTACCATTAATATTCGCAATCTTCTCTCGTCTAACTTGGAACTTGTCTTCTATGACGGAATTATTGGTCCACACTCGACTATGACTAACACCATCAGTCGCCATATAAGAAGACCCATTTGGCCGAGATCTATTACGTTTGCGCGCCTTCTTCTTAGGCGCCGTGATTGTATTTTTAACTGTTGTCACGACAACAGATTTGGCGCGCTTAATCTTTGGTTTCTTCTTCTTAACTTTCTGTGACATAGAGCTAAAACCTGGCATTTTTAAAAACACTGACTGGGGAAATAACGGCTGGATAGAATTTTTATCAGTTCGTCTAGACACACTTTCGATATTGTCATCGCTGTACTTACTCTCCAGCTCTTCCTGACTAATCTCTACTGGACGTGCACGCACGTGAACTGCTTCTTTTCCAGTGTACAATCCCCACAACTCTACATCAGTTTGATAATTTTTCCAAGCATCGTCAATGTCAGCCACACCCACAGGTGACAGAGTTCGTAAATGACTAATAATGGTTGAGAACCATTCCCTGCATTCAATGCAAGCAAATGTCTCTTTCCTGAGACCACATGCTCGTATAATACTCATACTAAATTGTCCTGACTTATGTGCCCGCTCATTATACACGAGCATACTACACCTCATCTTATAACAATCTATGTCTGGCAAATACATCGCATAACCTAAGGTTGGTTCATCAACTAATTTGAATGTGTGTCCTAAAAACATACATTCATGATTATAACGAAACTCTTCCACAGGAGCATGATATTCCATATCTATATCCTTGGCAAAAGCCGAGATGTTCTTGTAATTGAACAAACTCTGAATGCCAGGATGTACAGAAGGATTAATATCATCACCATTAATACAGAAAATTAAAAACTTGTGAAATAACTCATAAGTATGAAACTGCGCTGGCATAATTAAATGCCACAAGACCACCATATCCATAAAATTTTTGAAAGTGTTGTCAGGCGTTGTGCACGCTTGACCACTAGGGTTTCCCGACACTCTCTC